CAGTCTCAGATCCTGCTGACCATATATAATCTTGAAGCTCTTGATGTACTGTATCGAGATGTAATAAAGCCTCACCCTCTGGTGTCTTTTGAAACTCTTTATCAATAACATCTTGTGCTAAAATTCTTAACTTATTTTCTATGTCGGCAGAATTACTGTTGTTATAGAAATGTGCTGAACTACCTTGATCTTTATACATTTGAGAAACTACCTCAATCATATTCTCAATCATTGCTTGATAATCGTTTTCTAATTGTTTTAGTTTCTCTAACTTTTTATCTAGTTTTACTTTCTTCAAGAACTCTGGAAATAATTTCTTAGCTTGTTCTGTTTTCTTATCAGCTAATTTTAATTCGAATCCTTGTTTCTCATTACGAACAAGATCATCTACTCTTTGAAGTAAATACTCTCGTTGCTTTTCTGACATTCTACTCATTGTTCATCCTTTCTTTCTTTATTGTTTTTATTTCATCATACTTATCTTTAATTAAGATATGTACAACTTTCTTCTTTGTTAGACCAGTATTCAAACAAATGTAATCTAACCAGTCTGTTATCTCCGCATGTTCTTTGGGAGTCACATTGATGGCAAGATATTTCCAACCATCTTTATTCATTGATAGGTTCTCTTTCTACGAGAGCTGCTGTACCCATGATAGTAGGTTCCATAGTCAATCTCTCTTCATGGTCTAACCAATCAACAAAGTATTTAGAAGCAATTGGATTTAGTGTAGGTAAATCTTTTAATCTACCTTCCTCATCAATATACAAATCATAATTCTTATCTTTGTATCTTGCACCAGTTATTTCTATTGTCCTGCAATCAAGATGTTTATACATACCGTTGTCACCAGTAAATGTTGGTCCATCTTGACCTTCAACAACTACATCTTTTATTCTACCATCAGTATAAATTATTGTTACTTTATATTTATTCATATGTTTTCCTTTCATTTATATTAACCACATGCAGTGAGAAGATAGCACTCATTAACGGTACTAGGTCTCCCACTGCACCGACCATGGTATATTATATGTACTTAGGTTTAGCTACAACACTAAACGCAACCTTAGGATCATCAACATAGTTCTGTGCTTCCTCTGTACTAATCATCTTATTGATTTCAATCATCAATGAATTAGTAACTTGAATAGGCATATAACCTTTGATCCCAGAGTGTACAGGTTTACCAGTTGAAGTATCCCAATCATTTACTGGATATACTTTTATATAAACCTCTTGATCCATATCTGGATTAATTACTGGATTACTCATTGTTTTTCTCCTTTCTTTTTATCCTATTTTAAAACCTTGATCTGATTCTTCACAGAAGTCAGAAAATTCTTTTAAGTATTCTAGATCCATTGGATAACTTGCATTAGAATTATGTTTTATCTTATGATACATTACTTCCCATAGATCATGATCTGAAGAAGACAAGTCATTACCACAACTTGCACCTTGTTCTTTTGTCCAATCATCTAACGCTTTCATTAATATTTCTTCTGCTTTAAGTTCTTTATATCTATTTGTTTCATAAACATCACACATCTTTTGCAATGTACCATCATCTATCAATGATTGTAATCTGGTAGCCAACATAATACTTTTAGCTCCATCAATCTTTACAAAGTCATTGTAATTACCACGCTTAATTTCATCAGCATCAAGTATGTCATCACAAAAATCAGTAACTATTTTCCAGATAGGTCTCCAACGCCATACACTAGCTCTGAAGTATGTCTCACCTTTTTGTTTATTCTGTCCATATAAATCAAAACCCATAGTTATTTCCTTTCTGTTAATACCACCAATCTTTTATAGACCAGAGGAATGAGTTTGTATTAGCAGCTAACATCTGCCAAAAGTTTCTACCATAGTTCCATACATCCAATAGACTTGTCAAAGCTAGTATAGCTATGATAAAAAATATCCGTGTATAATCTCGTGGTTTATTTTTCTTTGCTTCTTCTAATCTCTTGTATGCTATGTATTGATGTAGCTCGTCAAGTTTCTTATCTCGCCATCTAACTTCAAACTTATATAATTCTCTCTCTTCATCATTCATTGTTTCGTTTCTGTTTTTATATTTGTAAAGAACCTTGGATCTTGTAATTCAAAATCAAATACAGTTATTAGTTCTTCACGAGTAAAGTATGTTGTCACTACTTCATGTTCACATAACTTATCTATTTCTTTATCTCTATCTGCACCTTGCTTAACTTTTGCAATAGCTTCATCTAATAATACTTCAGCATCATAGTAGCTGATATCTTTTAATCTACCCATTACTTATCCTTAAACTGTGATTCAAATATTTCAAACTCATCTTTGTAATCCATTGATACTAAGTTAATCTTTGCAAGTGCAGTTGTATAAGATATCTGATCATCATAGTAATCATTAAGTATCTTTACAATCTGATCCATCCATTCATTAGGCATAATTATTCCTTTCTAGTTTACACTAATAGTATATCTATTAGCCATTGGTTGAGTACCAAACTGTTTTAACCACCAGTCTACCCACATATCTTCAAGCTGATCTCTCATCATTCTTGCTTTATCAAGATCATATGTTTGTGCAACAGGATTCCTATTGCCTTCACACAAGATATAATATACTGGATCTTTCATCCATTTAGTTTCTTTCTTATCAACCTTTAACTCTGTTACCTTACTCACTTGAATACCTAGCGAACTCGTCTAGCAAGTTATCTATAGCTATCTTAATAAACTTACCCTTCTTACAATTTAATTCTTTACATACTTGTTCTACTCTATCATTCTGAAACCTAGATATCCCTACTGATATCCAACCAGTTTTATCATTGTCCTTACTTGTCGCTTTGATTGCATCAAATAATTCAACATAATCTGTACTCATATTATTCTCCTTTTATATTTATAGTATGGGTAGGATTTTAACCTTCGTGTATTTCCAGTATCCTACCCACACCATTTAGTTATTCAGTAGTTGGTATAGTAACTGAACCTTCTAGATATTTATCTGAAGCTCCAGCCCATACTGCTACTCTATGAACAACACCTTCTGAGTCTCTGAAATATCCAGAGTACATAGGTGCATTCTCATTCTCAGATACTACCTTATACAGATTGATTCTATCATTCTGCTTTGGTGCATACTGATCATCATTTGCAAATGCTACTGTTCCCAATAACATTGCAATTATAACAACTATAGTTTTCATAGATCTATCCTTTCTGTTGTTGTTAATCTTTTATTAAGTGTTGGTGAATATCATCCAGCTGAAATCTAAAGATCTCAATCTCTGATTCACACCAACTAGTATATATATATTTACTATGTATTACAGTAATAATTATTAGACATATTACTACAACAATCATTAGCATAGTATTAATATACTTGTTATCTCTTATGTTCATAATAGTACCTCACATATAAACATAACTAAATTTGTAGTGTCTACATCATACACACAATCAAACTTAGTAAATAATTCATTAGACTTTTCAATGATATAACTATCATCAAACATCCACACTTCATATTCTCCATGTGTCCATAACTGTTGTCCATATCCATCACAGTTGAATGCTGCTTCTCCACATGGATCCATTTGTTTATATTCGCTCATATTATTCCTTTCTTTATCAAGACTCTACAGCTTTCGAACACCCTTCTTAGCCCTAGAAAGTCGAACCGTAGGTTCGTCATTCTTCAGGCGAGCGAAGCGAGCCGAAATTTTTTGAGAACAAAACAAGAACATTCCCCACCGAAGTGGGGAACATTCCAAGAGATTAAGTTCCAAGAGGTGGTAGCCCTTGTTGCTCTCTCATCTTGTTGATGTCAGATAATGGGATTTGAACCGCCTTTGATTCCCCCTTTAGTTCTGCCCAAGATATCGCAAGCCCTGCTCCTTTGCAAAGCTTTGCCCATTCATTTTGAAGATCAATCAAGGTATCTGCAATCACTTTCTCTCTGTGTTCGTTCTCACCGAACCTCATAGCTGAACCAGCTTTTTTATGATTCATCTCTGCAAGGTTGTTGTTTTCTTTTTGCCTTGCTCGGTGATACTCAGCTGAGAAGCCTAAGCAATTGTACACAGATATTGCGAATGCGTCAGCGATTGAAGTAAACCCAGCTTGATTAGGTTTAGCTTTCTTTTCTTGTATCTCACTAGCTACTAATTCTTCTAGGTCATTAGTCCAGTTGATTAGTTGTTTTGTTATTTCTGTAATCATATTATATTCCTTTCTATGATTTTTATTATATCTTATTAGATACTATTTATAATATATCGTCAATAATTATTTTAATTATTTTATGTATTTTATTTATAACTAATTTTTATATACATTCTCATCTTCATTCGAAGCATTGGAAAATGCGCAAGCAGTCGTTGTCGCCCCTGCGAGGGGAGGGAGTTCGGCATTTTGCACGAACGACCGTAGAATAAATAAATCCATAAACCATACATATATTGATTGATTCATATACATACTTACTTCCTTCCGTATAGTATTACACACATACATATCTTCTCATCTTCGTCATACTTTCGTGTCGTTTCGTACCGAAGAACAAAAGGTAGAGAAGAGAAAAGATAACGATACCAAGTACATAAATGCAGTCGGCAAGGGTTGGCGGAGCCAACTCCTCACACTGGCGTTGACCAACGCCTACGAGCAAAGCTCGTAAGGGGGGTTTTGTAACGGTATAGGGCGTAATAATATAACGTATGACAGTAAATATATATAGGAGGTATGCAAAGAAAGTGTTGACATTGAAGCGATACTTAACGATATTCAAGGAGTGGGGGGTTTGTTAGATCCTTTCTGTACCTCCCACACTACAAAGGATGAGAACAATCACAGAAGATATATTATCTTGGTCTATCGAGCATATAGAGAAAAAGCATGGACAGTTTCCCATATGCCCATACGCCAAACAAGCCAGACTCAACAATGAAATAAAGATTGTAGAGGTCGAGAAGGCAGAGGACTTCCTGAGAGAGGTAATTAGACAGGCAGGGGGTTTGCATCAGAATCGCTTAAAATTGATCGTTATAGCGTGTTCTGATATGGAGATGACCCCAGATACCCTACACGACTATATTCATGCTCTAAACCACGTTTATGTGCCTTTAAACACCTATCTAATGCCATCGTACCCTGAAGATGAGGCTGAAGACTTCATGGATGGGGATTGGGAGCCAGACAACGAATTCTTTATGGTACTTATCCAGCCATTCAAAGAACTAGAAGATGCCTCGGCAGCTCTAGATAAAATTGGATACTATAATAACTGGAGTCAGGAATACTATTCTGACACCGTACTCAAACGACAATCATATAGGAGATTATATTATGAGAACAATGAAGAACATGAAGAAAAGAGCTAAGAAAAAAAACATGAAAAAGAAAAAGAACATGCGTAAAGTTAAGGGTATGAAGTAATGTTAACTAAAAAACAACAAACATTACCTAAATTCTTACAAGATAAGATCATGGAGTCCAAGAAAAAGGACAAAAAGAACCCTAATCTTGCAGTTCAAAAGAAAAATAAGAAGTTTTATGGCTAAAAAAACAAAAAAATCAGGCGGATCACCTAAACCTAAGAACCCTGCACTCTATGCTAGGGTAAAAGCAGAGGCTAAAAAGAAATTTAAGGTGTATCCTAGTGCATATGCCAATGCTTGGCTTGTAAAAACTTACAAAAAGCGTGGCGGAAAGTACTAGTGGCTTACAAGGGTGGGCTGCGTAAGTGGTTCAAAGAGGATTGGCGTGATGTCAAGACTGGAAAGAAGTGTGGTCGTAGTGGCAAGAAGGACAAAGGGAGACCTTACCCTGCTTGTAGACCCAAAAAAGTAGCTAGTCGTATCTCAAAGAAAGAAGCTAGCAAAAAAACTGGACCAAAAAGAGTCAATTGGTCTGTAACAGCATCAGGAAGAAGGAGGAAGAATGGCAAGAAGACGAGATAAGATGCCTCCTAGAAATAAAAAGAACTTCAGACCTACAAAGTCTGGAGCTGGTATGACTAAGGCAGGAGTAGCTGCGTACAGACGAGCTAATCCAGGTAGTAAATTAAAGACAGCTGTAACAGGCAAAGTAAAAAAAGGCAGTAAAGATGCCAAAAGAAGAAAGTCATTCTGTGCTAGAAGCGCAGGACAAATGAAAAAATTCCCAAAGGCTGCAAAAGACCCTAACTCTAGATTGAGACAGGCAAGACGCAGATGGAAATGTTAAGGAGAGAATATGTCAGTTAAATTAGTTACTGTTGATAATGATACTGTTGAATTGAAAAACAATAAAGTTGTTGGAAAAGATTCTAGATTTGATGGTATGGATGTCAAAACAAATGCAGATATCATGAAAGTATTTGGTGTTAAGCCAGGTGTTAACCTAGCTGATTATCAAATGAACAGAGTACCAAGACAAAAGAATTTACCTAATTCAATGTTTTATGGTGATGCTGGTGAAAGAGAACTATACATGAACGCTGTAAGAGTCATGCGTGGTGAGATCAAAGGACCAAGAGCAGAACAAATAATGAGAGCATTTGAAGGTCAGTTCGGTCAGGGTGCTATGGATAAGTTAAGACAGGATGCACTCAAAGGTTCACCAACTGAACAAAAATTATTTCCTATGTTGGATGCCATGAAGTTAGAAAGTTTCCGTGATAGATTTCCTGAAGCAAAACAAATTAAACCACCAATGCCTAACTATGGAGCTATGATACCTAAGTTACCAGAAGGTTATACAGAACCAAAACCTATGAATAACGCACCAATCAATCCAACGTTTAGACCAGGAATAGATCCTATGGGATTACCAAATAGAAGACCAAGCAATATTCCAGGCAATATGACAATGGGTCCAAAACAATTAAATAGAATGCTTATGGCAAATATGATGGGATTGTTAGCATAATGGCTAGACCTAAAGGAATTAAAGCAGGAACAAAAGCGGAACGCCTAGCAGCAGAACTAGGTAAAGGACAAACTACACCTCTCAAGTATATGTTGAATATGTTGAATAATCCTAAAGTATCTATTGAAAAAAAGATGTGGGCAGCAAAGGAAGCTGCACCATTTGTACATTCTAAACTAGCATCAGTTAATAAAACTATTTCAGGAGATGAAGATAAACCTATTGCAGTTACAATAGGATGGCGTAAAAAGAAATAATGGAAATAGAGATTCCTTACGAGCCAAGACCTTTACAGGAAAAGATACACAATGAATTAAAACGATTTAATGTTTTAGTTTGTCATAGACGATTTGGTAAAACAGTATTGGCAGTAAATCATTTAATTATGACTTGCTGTGAAAAACCTAATTCTAGATTGGCGTATATAGCACCAACATATCGCCAGGGTAAGGCAGTCGCTTACGACTATTTAAAAGAATATACAGAACCCTTAATGAAACTTGGTGGAAAGCGTCACGAAACAGAACTCAAAGTAGATCTTTGGAATGGATCTAGAATACAAATCTTTGGAGCAGACAACCCAGATGCACTTCGTGGTTTAGGATTTGATGGAGTAGTCCTGGATGAGTTTGCTCTTATGTCACCTCGAACTTGGTCAGAGATTGTACGACCTGCAATAGCAGATAAACTTGGATATGTTATATTCATTGGAACGCCAATGGGTCATAATCATTTCTGGGAAGTATATGATCTTGCTAAAAGACGAGGTGGTGATTGGTATGCTGAGTTATATCGAGCATCAGAATCAGATGTTATATCTGAAGATGAACTTGAAGAAGCTCGACTTACAATGCCTGAAGATCAATACGAACAAGAGTTTGAAGTTTCATTTCAAGCAGCAGTAAGTGGTGCATACTATGGTAAGCAAATACAAAAGGCAGAAAGAGAAGAACGAATTACTGATGTTGATTACGATCCTAACAATGAAGTAGAAACATGGTGGGATTTAGGTATCGGTGATTCAACAGCAATATGGTTTGCACAAAGATCAGGAACTGAAATACACCTGATTGATTATTTAGAAACATCTGGTGAATCATTAGCATACTATGTAAAAGAAATAGAAGCTAAAGGTTATAACTATGGTAGGCACATAGCACCACATGATATAACAACAAGAGAGCTGGGTACTGGTAAGTCCAGGCTAGAAGTTGCAAGAGATTTAGGTATTGACTTTGAAGTATGTCCTAAATTAGAAATAGATCATGGTATTGAAGCTGTGAGAAATAACTTAGATAACTGTTGGTTTGATAAGAACAGATGTAAATATGGTATTGATTGTTTGCGACAATACCGTAAACAGTTTGATGATAGAATGCAGACATTTAAAAATAAACCTCTACACGATTGGGCATCACACGGAGCTGATGCATTTCGCTATGGATGTTCTGTTGATGGACCAACAAGAACTGATTGGGCAAGACCAATGTATGTAGATACTAGATATATTGTTTAAGGAATTATATGGCTAAAGGAAAAGAACTAGACGAATTTGAATTGTCAGGAATATTAGGTGAACATATCAAGAACAGTTATGGATATTATTCATCTGAACTTACAGAAGCTAGACGTAAAGCTAATGAATATTATTTTGGTGAAGCATTTGGTAATGAAGTAGAAGGTAGATCACAAGTAGTATCTACAGATGTTTCTGATACTATTGAATCTATACTACCCCCATTACTTAGAATATTCACAGCTAGTGATAATGTTGTAAAAGTAGAACCAGTAACACAAGAAGATGTTGCTATTTCTGAACAAGCTACTGATTATTTAAATCATATATTTAATAAAGATAACGATGGCTTTACTGCATTGTACACAATGTTTAAAGATGCATTGCTACAAAAGAATGGTATATGCAAAGTATATTGGGATGACTCTGAAAGAGTAGAAAGAGAAACATACGAGAACTTATCTGATGATGAGTTTAATATGTTGATTGAAGAAGACGGTGTTGAAGTATTAGAACATACTGAGTACATAAGTGAAACATTTGTAAAACAAAAAGAGAAAGCTCAAAAAGAAATTGATGAAGCAGGAGATGCTCTTGCTGTAGCAGATGCACAAGAACAGTTAGATGCTTTAGAAACTCCTATGATGCATGATGTAGTTGTATCTAGAACACAAACATTTGGTAGAGTTAAAATAGAACCAATACCACCTGAAGAATTTTTAATTGAAAGACAAGCTAAGTCTTTGAAAGATGCTAACTTTGTATGTCATAAAGTACCTATGACTAGAAGCTCATTAGTAGAAATGGGTTTTGATTATGATACTGTTTATGAACTACCATCTGAAAATAAAGAACAATACAATTCAGAGAGATCTACTCGTTATAGAAATGTAGATGATGATTATGATAGAACTGTAGGAGATAGATCTACAGAAGAAATAATTAT